GCAACCAGCCTTCTATACCCCAAGAAAATATAAAACAACAGACGGCGATGAACTCATTGAGTTCGCTGAGGCACACTTCCAAGTGCTTAAAGGTTTCAAGGCTGGACTTCCTTTAGAGTTCACCGACTGGCAGAAGTGGCTGATGCGTGGACTACTGGAACGCAATGACACCACGATGCGTTTGAGATACCGCCGTGCGCTAGTTGGTCTGCCTAGAAAGAACGGCAAGTCATTGATGATGAGTGCGCTCGGTGTGTATTCCATGATCGCTGGCGAGGCAGGTGGGGAAATATATGCAGTCGCTAATGACCGTCAGCAGGCAAGAATTATTTTCAACGAAGCGAAACAACAGATTCAGAACAGCCCGTTGTTGAATAGTGAGGCAAAGATTTATCGTGACGCTATTGAGATGCCACGATTCGGTTCAGTGTTCCGTGTTCTCTCTAGTGAGGTCAAAGGGTTGGCTGGACTAAACCCATCCGTTTCGCTTATAGATGAAATCTGGGGACAGTCCAACAGTGATCTACTGGATCAGATGCAGTTGGGTTCAGGCAACCGTATTGAACCAATCAGCATCAGCATCACTACAGCAGGGTACGATTTGGATTCTCCTGCAGGTCAGATGTACCAGTACGGCAAACAAGTTGCTGCAGGTGAAGTGGATGATGAGTCGTTCGGGTTCTATTGGTGGGAAGCACCAGCCGACTGTGATCTGAATAACAAGAAGGCAAGACTCATTGCTAACCCGAACCTCGCTGAAGGTTTGTTATCGCACGAGGATTTTGATGCAGCCGTTAAACAGTCCAGCGAAACATCTGTTCGCCGTTGGAGGTTGAATCAGTGGGTTCGTTCTCAGGAGTCTTGGCTACCAGAGGGTGCATGGGCTCAGTGCGTTGCACCTCAAATACAACTAGACACCGAACTGCCTGTATGGGTCGGAATTGACATGGCGTTGAAGCGTGACACCATCGGAATCTGTATCGCACAACCTCAAGGTGAAAGGTGTGTCGTTAGGGCAAAGATCTGGAATCCAGAAGTAGATGGAATTGACATCGCTGGAGTGGAAGCGTACCTACGAGAGATCCACAACACTTATGAGGTTCGGGAGTTTGTGTACGACCCTGCGTTCTTTGAGAGATCAGCCGAAGCACTATCAGATGAAGGGATGAACCTCGTAACCTTCTCACAGTCTGCAGCCCGAATGATTCCTGCGTGCGGTAATGCCTACGAAATGATCGTTGCCAAAAAGATCGCCCATGATGGATCACCAACCTTCACGGATCAGGTTTTATCTGCAGCGCAACGAATGAGTGACAAAGGCTGGACACTTTCCAAAGGAAAGTCAAGGAGAAAGATAGACTCGTGCATCGCTATGGTTATGGCATTAGATCGTGCAACAAGAAAACCCCCAGACGAACCCACCCCTTCAGTATTGGATATATGGTCATGAAACTTAGAGAAGTAATTACTACAGCAGTTGAATTAGTCGGTGCTATTTGTATCGTTGTCGGTATCGCCTCGTTTAGTGTTCCGATCAGTGTTATTGTTCTCGGTGTTCTCTTGGTAATTGGTGGAGGCTTGGCAGCATGAGTTTGTGGAAAAAATCTGAACAGCGAGCACTGCCAACAAGCATTGACCCGTATCAGATAACTGCTCGCCCGTTGTTTAACAACTGGTCAGGTGAAATTGTTACAGAGATAACAGCCGTTGCACATAGCGCAGTACTCGCTTCAGTCACTATCCTTGCTGATTCCATCGCAGCGATGCCAGTTGAATTGGTAGAGAAAAAGGCAGACAGACTTGTACGACTCCCAACACCTTCTGTCTTTGAGCAACCCAACGACCACCAGAATATGTTTGAGTTCGTGCATCAAACAATGCTTACTCTTGCGCTACATGGCAACGCCTACATTTATGCACCAAGAGGAGCAGACGGACTTCCCGTTGAGATGCGAAACATTCATCCCCACGCTGTCAAAGGAATAGCGATTATCGATACAGGCGAAATGATTTATGATCTGGGGAAAGTTCAGTACAGCAGTAAGGATGTTCGTGCAATTCATTGGGCGATTCTGCCTAACCAGTTGCGTGGCATCAGCCCACTGGAAACTATGCGCAACACTGTCGGCATGGGTCTTGCGATGGATCGTTTCCTCGCACAGTTCTATGGTGAAGGTGCAACCCCATCATCAGTATTAGAAACCGACTCGTCACTAACGATTGAACAAGCACGACAGATCCGTGACAACTGGGTTGAATCTCATTACAAGCATCGCAAGCCTGCCGTATTGCAGGGTGGTCTGAAGTGGAGAAGCATCACAACGAGTGCAGCAGATATGCAGATGCTGGAACATAAAGAATCAATCATCCGTGACATTGCTCGTGTGTACCGAATCCCATTGCATCTAATTCTTGGAACGGGTGGAGATTCACAGACATATCAAAACATTGAGGCATTAGGTTCAGCATTTTTCAAGTACACATTGCTCGGATGGGTTCGCCGTCTGGAATCTGCGCTCAGTGAAATGTTGCCACCGTTGCAGTCTGTTCGTTTTAATCCAGAGGAGTTCCTGCGTGCTGATCTGATGACTCGTGTCAATGCACAGCAGAAGCAGATCATGTCTGGAACTATGACACCTAATGAGGCTCGTGAGATTGAGAACCGTGAACCGTATGAAGGTGGCGATCAGTTTGTTCTTGGTGTTGCTGGAACAGTTGTCGCAGGTGTTGAGGGTGGAGATATGCCAACACTCGGAACAGATGCAGAACCACCTAAGAGGTAATTCATGAAAGCGTACAAAGTTACAGTCACAGATACCGTTGTCCAACTTGTTCCAAGAGATGACTTGAACAGACCCGTTTATTTACAAATTGAGGGCAACAAAACTGTTTATATCGGTGGTCCGAATGTGACTGCAGCACAAGGTTTCCCTATCGTGAAACACACTGCACCACTTGAGGGTGGACTTCCTGCAGGCGATGGTTTGTGGGCTATCTGTGCAGTAGCAGAAACCGAAGTCGTGCGTATCATCACGATTGACTCGGACTAATCATGCCCTACGGAATATCAGCAAACCAATCCGACTGCTCTAATTGGGCTGCAGTAAAGATTGAGTCGGATGGATCTGCAACAACTCTTGAGTGCTACACCACAAAACAAGACGCAATAGATCGTATGGTCGCACAGTCTCTTGCTGAAGGAATGGAACCAGCAGGAGAAGTTGGAAACCAAAGACAACTTGTGGAAGTTCAATTAGAGGACGACACCGATGAAATGCTTGAAGGCTTATCGGACATGGACGAAAAAGGATTGAACGGCAGACAGTTTGCAATGTATGAGTTCTATGAGGAAGTCGTTGAACAGTTCGGGATATTTAATCAAGGCGATGGTGCTAATGGTGCGCACTATGTTGCAAAATCACCATTCACAGATAGCGGTCTGATCTGTGGCAACTGCGTTTTCTATGAAGGCGGTCAGATTTGTGAAATCGTTGAAGGTCGCATAGCACCTAACGGTATTTGCAAACTCTGGATAATCAATGAGGAACTACTCGGAATCAAATCAGAGGATTCTGCACCGATGATTGAACCAGAGGAGGAGTACGAGGAATCAGAGTTTCGTGCGATTGATCTTTCTGCACCAGCATTTATGAGAGCATCAGCGAAGCGTGGTCTTGCTTTACATGAGCAAGGTTTGTCTGGCGATGGTCTAGTTCCTCAGACTGTTGAGGATGCAAGGAAAATGGCTGCAGGTGAAGTGACCGAAGCGAAGTGGCGCAAGATCGGTGCGTGGATCGCCAGACATATTGATGATCTGGATGCGGTGCAGGGTGATGAAATCACTGCAGGTCTTGTCGCAATGCTGCTCTGGGGTGGTGGTGCTAGTAAGGCTTCAGCACGCCGTGCCCAAGATTATGCATATCGCATTGTTGAGAGACTGGATGAGGAAAGAGCAGCAGCACCACCGAAGGATCAAATATTCGGTAGCGAAAAGAATCCTCAAGGATCAGCAGCCGATACTGGCTCAGGCATAAATCTAGGTGAATCTACTGAGAAAGCATTACAGACAAAGGCTGATGAACACAACAAAGAAATGTCTGATGATGATCGCCCTAGTTGGACAAAGGTTCGTGTACCCGCTTTGCGTGCCGTTTATAGGCGTGGTGCAGGTGCGTTCTCTACTTCTCACCGACCTAACATGACTAGAGGGCAATGGGCTATGGCAAGAGTCAATGCGTTTCTATATCTCTCTAAGAATGGGAAACCAGAGAACGCTAACTATGTGCAAGACAATGATTTGCTGAACTCTGATCACCCAAAGTATTCAGAGGACAACGAGTAGCATCTGTGGCAAGATTTATATAAGACAAGTAAGGTGGAACTATGAGCGAACTCGTGCAATGGATAGCAACAGAAGTGGATGAGAAGCGCAGCATTGCGTATTCTAATCTTGAAGTTCGTGCAGAGAATGAAGGCAAAACCATTGTTGGTTATGCAGCCGTCTGGGATTCTCCGTCAGAGTACATGGGGTTCACTGAGTTTGTTAAGCGTGGTGCGTTCTCAAAAACTTTGAACGATGGTGCAGATGTGCGCCTGTTGATTGATCATGAAGGTGTACCGTTGGCACGCTCTAAGTCTGGCACTCTTGCACTTGAGGAGGACGAGCGAGGCTTGCGTATTGAGGCTGAACTAGATCCAATGAATCCTGATGCAGCACGAATCATGTCAGCAATGAAGCGTGGAGATCTATCGCAGATGAGTTTCGCATTTAGAACTGTCAAGGACAACTGGAATAGTGACCGTTCGGTTCGTGAATTGCGTGAGGTTCAACTGTTTGATGTGAGCGTAGTTACCTTCCCTGCATATGAGCAGACCGTTGCAGAGTTGCGCAAACGAAATGAGCCTGTTATCGTTGCACCAGTTTCTACTTTGAGCCTGAGAAAAAATCAGGTCGCATTGCAGAAACTTCGCAGCCGTTAGACAGCCGACTTAGTTAGTCACTGACCTCCTAACACTGAAAGGAAATACACACACATAATCAGATGATCTTGGAGGTCATATGTCATTTAGCAAATCCCTTATTGAAAAGCGTGACGCTTCACTTGCAAAAGCAGAAGCAATCGTTGAAGCAGCACAGGCTGAGGCTCGTGAACTTACTGCAGAACAAGATGCTGAAATCGCTTCAGCACTTGACGAAGTGCGTTCACTTGACGAACAAATTGCAACCCATAGCGAACTTGAAAAGCGTTCGGCTCAGGCTGCAGAACTTCGCAAAGAAAAGAAGTTTGATGCAGTTGCATCACCAGCAGTAGTTAAGTCAGAAGCACGCACCTACAGCCCACAGGCTGAAGTTTCGTTCGTTGCTGACGCTTACGCTGCACAGTTCAACAATGACTTCTCTGCAAAGGAGCGTCTCGCACGCCACATGCAAGAGGAAAAAATTGAGCGCCGTGATGTGACCAGTGCAAACTTTGCTGGTCTCGTTGTTCCACAATTCCTTACTGACTTGGCAGCACCGTTTGCTCGTGCAGGTCGCCCGTTCTTGGATGTTGCTCGTAAGCATCAACTTCCTGATTCGGGTCTAGTTATCAGCATCAGCAAGGTAACAACTGGATCAAGCACCGCAGTACAAACTGAAGGCGCAGCAGTCTCCGAAACCAACATGGATGACACGAAACTAGATGTTTCCGTAGTCACTGTTGCTGGTCAGCAGAATGTAAGCCGTCAGGCTCTTGAGCGTGGTACGGGAATTGATTCATTGGTGATGGCAGATCTCGTTTCTGCATACAACACCAACTTGGATTCGTTGTTCGTAACGACCAGTGCAACATCATTGATGAACACCATCTCGCAGGTAGTCACCTACACAGATGCATCGCCAACTGTTCCTGAGTTGTATCCGAAACTTTTGGATGCTGTACAGCGCATTCAGACCAACTACTTCGGTGGACCAAACTTCATCCTGATGCACCCACGCCGCTTGGCTTATATCCTTGCAGCGCTTGACACCACGAACCGCCCATTGGCTGTTCCAGTTGGCAACGGTTCATTCAACGCTGTCGGTGTTGGCAACGGATCAGTTGTGTACGGAAACTCTGGCTACACGATTGCAGGTCTCCCTGTAATTACCGATGCCAATGTGACCACAACCAACGGTGTTGGTGGCAACGAAGATGTCATCATCATTGGTAACACGCAAGAAGCACACCTGTGGGAAACAGGTGATGGTTCGCCAATGATGTTGCGCTTTGAGCAACCAAAGGGTGCTGAACTTGATGTTCAGATGATCGTGTACGGCTACAGTGCATTTACTGCTAACCGTTATCCAAACGCTTTCGCACTCGTTGGCGGAACTGGATTGATCACCCCAACCTTCTAAAGCCGATACCTACATTTCGGATTAGACCGAAAGACCGCCAGCATCTTGAACGGTGTTGGCGGTCTTTCTTTTTCTAGCGTGTATGATTTCCGACATGAACAAACAAATTGAATCACTACTAGTTGAACGAGCAGGATATGTTCAGCGAAAATTGAAGGATCGTGTCGCTGCAGTTGATTCTGTACTCAATGCACTTGGATATAAATCAAAAGCATTTGAGGTTGAAACAGCATCGGTTGAACCAACAACAGAGCGCACTGTTCGTAAGGCTGCACCAAAGCGTAAGGCGTAATCAATGGCAATCGTTAATGGTTATTGCACACTCGCTGAAGTCAAATCAGCACTTCGCCTGACAGACAATGCGGATGATGGATTACTTGAGAAGGCTATTGAGTCTGCGTCAAGGCGTATTGATGGTTACTGCAATAGATTCTTTTACAAGACTGCATCTACAGCAATTAATATCTATCCGATCAACGAATATCTGTTGAGGATGCCAGAGGATTTAGCAACTAACACTGTCACTATCAAGATTGATACAACAGCGAATGGTACTTATGCGACGACACTTGTACAGGGTGTTGATTACATTCTTGAACCGACTAACGCTTCGCTTCGTGGCTATCCATATGTTCATGCTCGTATGGTTGGCGGTGCAACTTTCCCGTTGTATGTAACACCATCGTTTCCTACTTGTCAGGTCACAGCACAATGGGGTTGGAACGCTGTTCCATCTGATGTGTCTCAGGCTTGCGTGTTGCTTTCTATGAGACAGTTCGCAAGGCTTAACGCTGCGCTAGGTGTTGTTGGCTTCGCTGATATGGCTCTACAGGTTCGTGCTGTTGATCCTGATGTGCGAGATCTGCTCAATCAGTATGTGGCGTTCGGAGTTCTCTGATGCCAGCAACCGTTTCTCAAGTTGCTGAAGGATTGAAAACACGCCTCGCAACTATTTCTGGGCTGCGAACTTTTTCGTATCAGCCTGAACAGGAGAACCCTCCGTTCGGATACCCAGAGATCAACAGCATTAACTATCACCGTGCGTATGCAGGTGGCGATGTCGTTATGGACTGGACTATCTATGTGATCGTGGGGCGTTACCTTGACAGAACAGCACACGCACAGTTAGATGATTATCTTTCATACTCTGGGGATAAGAGTGTTCGTGCAGCGATTGAAGGCGATCCGACTCTCGGTGGCGTATGCTCTACTCTCATAGTACGATCGGGTGCAGACATCACCAGCCTTGACGCTGGCGGTGCACAGTTTCTAGTTATTCAGATGCAAGTGGAAGTTCACGGATAGGAAACATCACATGGCAAGTTACAAAGTATTAAGCGACAACTTTTCTGTAGGCAAACAGGGTGAAGTGCTGGACATCACAGCATTGGATGGGTGTAACATTGAGGCGTTGGTTGAAGCAGGTCACCTTGCTGAAGTCAGTGCAAAAGTTTCTAAGTCAGTTACAAGCGAACAGGAAAAATAAATCATGGCTCAATTAGTTCTCACAAATGCTGATATCACCGTCAATGGTGTGGTGCTTAGCAACAGGGCAAACTCTGTTGAACTCAACTACGAAGTTGAATCAGTTGAAGTAACAGCGTTTGGCGGTAACCGTTCTTTCGTTGGTGGTCTGCAAAACAACACGATTACGATTGAGTTCATGCAAGATTTTGTTGCAGCGAATGTTGAAGCAACGATTTACCCGTTGGTCGGACAACAGACGAGTGTTACTGTTCGCCCAAGTGCAGCAGCAACTAGCGCAACGAATCCTCTCTACACCGTAACGGGAACATTCCTGTCAAGTCACACACCTGTATCGGGTGCTGTTGGCGAATTGGCAATGACTTCCCTCACCTTCACTGGTGGAACTCTGGTCAAGACAACTGCATAATTTCTAAACCAAACAACTAGAAGGAGTCGCAATGAAAATTGCATTAACAGTTGAGTTCAATGACGGTACGAAATCTGAAGTGGATGCAGTGTTCGCTGACTTTGTTTCATTTGAGAGAACATGGTCACGCTCTGTTGCACGCTTTGAGACAGAGATCCGTTTAACTGACCTCGCATGGCTCGCTTGGCATAGTGAGACTCGTACACGCAAAACAAGTCTGAAGTTTGATCCAGACTGGATTAACACTGTCGCTACGGTTGAGATCCGTGAGGAAGTAGAAACCCCAAAAGCCGACTAGGTGACGACTCCGCACATTGGATCGTTGCCTTCCTAGCCTGCGAAACAGGTATTGCACCTTCAGCATTATTAGCCGAAAGTGATGTGATGATTCAAGTCATGTTGGACTATCTGACCAAGAAGGCTGAACGGGCTAATCGTAGGCGGTAGTAGTATCGGCACACTATGGCTATGAACTTTGATGTATATGGTGTGCGTGAGACTCTTGCAGAGTTGCGCAAGTATGAGCGTGAGGCATATACCACTATTGAGAAAGATCTGAAAACATCTGCAAAGCCTGCAGCCGATGCCGTAGGTCGTGAGTTCCCTGATGAACCGTTAATGAATTGGCACACATCTGGAGGTCGTAAAGGCAAATCACGAATGCCTGAATACAACGGTGCTAAGGCAAAGAACAAGGTTCGTGTCGCTGTATCTACTAAGAAACCAACAGGGGTGGGTCAGCATGGTTTGATTCGTTTGCAACAATCTGATGCAGGTGGTCAGGTGTATGACACGGCTGGATCTAACATCGGTGGCGCTCGTGGGTCACGTGCTAGTGCTGGTCAAAAGTTTGTTGCGAATCTTGACAAGCATCTGAAGGTTAAGACGAGACAGGGTAAATATCGTTCCCGTGTAATGTATCCAGCAACCGAAAAACATTTGCCACTGATTGAGAAAGCAGTTGAGATTTCAATTCGTAAGATTGATGGTGAAGTACAGAAGCGATTGAACGGATAACCCTATGGCAGTTGGCGTAAATATAGTAAGCACCTTTGACAGTAAGGGCATCAGCAAGGCTATTAAGGATTTCCAAAAACTAGAGGGCGCAGGAAACAAAGCCACCTTCGGTTTGCGCACCTTTGATAAGGGGATGACCAACACACTTAAGACTGTTGGAAAGGTTGCTGCAGGTGTCGCTGTTGCTGCAGGTGCTATTGGTTTCAAGTTGGCTTCGGCTGCATATGAGTCACAGAAAGTTATGGCTCAAACAGAAGCGATCATCAAGGCTACGGGTGGTGCAGCGAATGTTACTGCTACACAGATTTCCAATTTATCTGAAAAACTTTCCATGCAGATTGGTGTGGATGATGAACTAATCCAAAAATCTGCGAACCTATTGCTAACTTTTAAGCAGGTTCAGAATCAGGTCGGTGAAGGCAACAACATATTTGATCGTGCAGTAATTACTGCTCAAGATCTGGGAAATGTTTTCGGTTCGGCTGATGCTGCAGCAATGCAACTCGGCAAGGCTTTGAGTGACCCAGAAAAAGGAATCAGCGCACTACGCCGTGCAGGTATCAACTTCACTGACCAGCAGAAGGAACAGATCAAAACACTTGTGCAGTCTGGGGATGTATTAGGTGCACAGAAGTTGATCCTCGCTGAAGTTGAATCGCAGGTCGGTGGTACGGCTGCAGCAACTGCTACAGGTTTTGACCGAATGAGGGTTGCGATGGGCAATGTCGCTGAGGAGTTCGGTGCGATCCTTATCCCTTACATAGAAAAGTTTGCAGACTTTGTTGTGCAGAAGGTCGTTCCATATCTCAACAAACTTGCCGATGTGATTGGTGAAAATGGTTTAGGTGCTGGCATCAAAATGTTGGCAGGTGACTTTGTGAACCTCACAACAAATATGGGTGCGTTCGGAAATGTTTTGCTCGCTCTTGCTGCAGTATTCACAACGATTCGTTTGGTAACTATCGCTGCAACAATTTCACAGAACTTGTTTAATGTGGCTCTATTTAATAGCCCTATCGGTTTAGTAATCGCAGGCATCATTGCTCTGGGTGTTGCAGCAGTTGCCCTGTATCTGAAGTTTGAGGTCGTGCGCAAGGTCATTAACTCTGTTATCAACTTCATTATTGGAATCATTGAGAACTGGCTGAACGCTTGGATCACAGTTATTAATGCGATCATCACGGGAATCAACTTTCTAATCAAGGCTGCAAACTTTTTTGGTGCAGGTCTGACTGAAATCGGCAAGATCGGTGAAGTTCAGTTCGGGCGTATTGGTAAGGCAGCCGACAAAGCAGGCGCAAAGATTGAAGCGTTGAATATGAAATACGAAGGTTTTGGAGCAAAGGTCAAAGCAACAAAGAAGGAGGATGAAAAAGATCCACCATTTACTGGTCTTGGTAATGGTGCTAGTGGTGCAGCAAAAACAGTTGAGACTGCTGGAGAAAAACTACAGAAATACATTGATGCACTTAAGGGGATGAGTTCGGCACAGAAGTCTGCTCGTGATGCTGACAAGTCTTTGCTGAAGTCTCGCACGAGTCTTGCTGAGGCAACATTGAAACTTACTGATGCACAGGCATATTTCAATCAAGTGGTTGGTGGATATGGTGCTAATAGTAAGCAGGCTAAGGATCGTCAGGTCGCTTTGCGTAAGGCTCAGGGTGCTGTTGAAAAGGCTGGTTACGATGTTGAGAGTTCAGTTTTCGCTGTAACTAGAGCAGAGCAAGATCTTGCTGCAGTTCGTCTTGACCCAGAATCATCTGCGCAGACTATTCGTGAGGCAGAGATTGCGCTTGCTGAAGCGAAACTAGGTGTGAGGGATGCAACCGAGTCACAGGTTGAGGCTACTGATGCGCTTACTGAGGCAGAGATTCTTTTGGATGAAGCGATTAATGGTGCGAAGGAAGGAAGTGACGCATACACAGAAGCGCTTGACAGATTGAATGACGCTAAGAAATCACAGGTAGATGCAACTGATGCTGTCACTGAAGCGATTGAACGACAAACTGAAGCAACGGATCGTTTGCGTGAGGCTGAGGAAAAAGCACAAGCAGCACGAGTAGGTGTTAAGGCTGGAGATGCTACGGCAGCAGAAACACAGATTGGTGTAGCACCAAAACCAAGTGCCTCATATGGTTCATTTTTGGATGCCGTTAAAGCGTTGCACCCAAATAGCAAGACATTGAAATCATCAACGCCTATTGCTGACTCAAAAGAAAAGTTCCCGAAACTATTTGCCGACTACAAGGCTGGAACTTTGGTCGCACTTGCACAAGGTGGAATTGTTACTAGTCCAACTGCAGCGTTGATCGGTGAGGCTGGAGCAGAAGCAGTTATCCCATTAGACAAATTGCAGTCAGGCATGACAGTTAATGTCACAATCAACGCTGGCATGGGTACTGATCCTGCAAAACTCGGTGACGAAATCGTAGATGTACTGACCCGTTATCAGCGCAGAAATGGTGCGCTACCACTTAAGGTCGCATAGTCATGACAGCAATGGCGTGGGGTGAAAACATCCAGATTTTCATGGAGTTGGGTTTCCCCGTAAATGCGTTCACACTTGATGATGCTGCGCTCGGTGTACTGGATGAGGATTATCTTGACGGCACTTTGATCGGTGATGATGTGTCACCATATGCGCAAGAAATTTCTATATCACGAGGTCGCTCTGACCAGTTACAAAACTTTAACGCTGGAACTTTTAGCGTTCGCCTGTTAAATCGTGACAGAAGGTTTGACCCAATCAATGAGAGTTCCCCGTATTGGAATAGTGCGTTAGGTGTTTCTGGAGTTGCACCACGCAGAAAAGTTACAGTCGTTTCTGATGGTGTTGCTTTATTCACTGGTCGTATCACAGACATAGATGTTTCCTACGAACCTAACAATCCAAACGCAACCAGCGAGAACAGTTATGTGACTATTACAGCATCAGATGACTTCGTGCTATTGGCAAACACATTCACAGAGTCACCGATAACCCCGACACAAGAGTTGTCTGGAACACGAGTCACAAACATTCTTGACTTACCAGAAGTTAGTTACCCTGCGACTAGAGATATTGATGCAGGTTCAGCAACATTGGGTGGTGGTGCAACTTTTGAGATCGCAGGTAATACGAATGTTCTCACCTATTTGCAATCAGTTGCTACTAGCGAACAGGGATATTTCTTTATCGCAGCGAATGGTGATCTGACTTTTACAGACCGTATTGCAGCCTCGTTTGCAACAGTGAGTGCTACCTTCTCCGATACTGGAAGCAACATTCCGTACACAAGTCTTTCTGTTATGTATGGGCAAGAGTTCCTGTACAACAAAGTCGTCTGCTCTGTTGAGGGTGGAACAGATCAAACAGTTAATGATGTGGCATCCCAAACCGAATATGGAATCTCCACCCTTAACCTTTCAGGCTTGCTGTTAGTGGATGATGCTGCAGCATTGACTCTGGCAACAGATCTATTGGACAGGTACAAGTTGCCCGAATATAGGTTTGATAAATTGCAGACGATTTACAATCCGTTGAGTTCTGTGGATCAGGGTGTTCTGACGGCTGTAGATATTGCTGATGTAGTGAGTATCACACGCACCTACCCAACTGGTACACCAGCCAGCGTGACTAAGCAGTACAGCATTGAGAACATCCGCCATGTGATTAGCCCTAGTTCACATACTGTTGAATATGGGCTAGCGGTAGCGGATCTGGTCTATCCATTTATTCTGGATGATGCCACCTTCGGTGTGATGGACTCAACAAACGCACTAACATAAAGTGTTACACTCGGAGGCACTATGGCAGGCGCAGGCGCAAAACTCTTTACAAGCGGTGCTGTATTAACAGCAGCACAGGTCAATACCTATTTGATGGATCAAGCCGTCATGAGGTTTGCGAATGAGGCAGCCCGTACTGCAGCGTTTGGTGGTGCAGGTGAACCAGTACTTGCTTCAGGCATGGTTTCATATTTGATTGATATTGCAAGCGTTCAAGTTTATAACGGTTCGGCATGGGTCGCTATCGGTGGCGGTGCAGATGTTCTACAAGTTCAAGTATTTAGTTAAGGAGTAAGCGTGGCAACATTTACGAAAAACAAACTGTCAGGTTCAACTGACGGATTAGGAATCAAAGTTACTGGCACATCTACTGCAGCAACCGTGACGGTTCACACTGCTGTGGCTGGTACAACTGCTGGCGTGTTTGATGAGATTTGGATTTATGCAAACAACACTTCAGCCAGTGCGGTGAAACTCACTATTGAGTGGGGAACTGCTACGGCTGCAGATGGAAACATTGAACTAACTATCGCTGCAGAAGCAGGTTTAGTTTTGATAATTCCAGGACTTATTTTGCAGAACAGTAAAGTTGTTAAAGCGTTTGCTGGTACTGCAGATGTTATTTTGCTCACTGGCTATGTCAATGCGATTACCGCATAGGCGGTAGTTTGTGACGCTTCGTTGGGATACTCGTAACAGGGTTAATCAGTACACAAAGAATTGGCTAAACCCTGTTCTACTTGCTGAGTATTTAGTTATCGCAGGTGGCGGTGGTGGCGGTGTTGGAAGTAACGCAACATCAAATGGTGGCGGTGGTGGTGCTGGCGGTTATCGCAGTTCAGCACTCGCTGAAAGTTCAGGTGGTGGTGCAAGTGCAGAAGCACCGATAACGCTTACCGCAGGTATCACATATACGGTGACTGTTGGTGCTGGTGGTGCGACTAACGCAATCGGTTCAGATAGTTCTATTGCTGGTTCTGGTCTTTCAACAATCACATCAACTGGCGGTGGTCGTGGTGGTGGTTTATTCGCTGCAGTAAGTACAGGTGGTTCTGGTGGTGGTGCAATAGGAACTCTTGGTGCTTCCTCGGGTGCAGCAGGAACAACTGATCAAGGTCGTGCAGGTGGAAATAATCCAGGCACTTATGCTTCTGGTGGCGGTGGCGGTGCTAGTGCTGTTGGTTCTAATGGTTCAGCAGGAATCATTGGCGGTGCTGGTGGTGCAGGTGTTTCCTCGTCTATTACAGGTTCATCTGTCACTCGTGGTGGCGGTGGTGGTGGTGCAGGAGACAACGGTGGTGGTGCAGGCGGTGCTGGTGGTGGTGGTGCTGGTGCGCCAGCAAACCAAACAGGTGTTGCAGGCACAGTGAATACTGGCGGTGGTGGAGGTGGAGGTGCAAGCCAAAGCAATCAGGCTGGTGGTGTAGGTGGTTCAGGTGTTGTGATCTTTCGTTATCTCACAGCAGATGCAACGGCTGCAGGTATTTCTGTTGGCGGTGGAACAATAACTACTTCTGGTGTGTACACAATTCATTCATTTACTTCTACAGGTGCAACTACTGTGAGCGTAATCAAATGAGAGGTTCACGCACTAGACCGTCAACAGTTGTCGGTACTTGGGTTGGTAATGGATTGGTTTATTTAGCACCACCAACTGTTGAATATCTTGTTATCGCTGGCGGTGGTGGTGGTGCAGCAGGAAACACTGGAATCACGAACGGTGGTGGCGGTGCAGGTTCGGGTGGTTCAAAAAGCACTTCGTATGCTGTAACGGCTGGCTCTGCAATCACTGTCACTGTTGGTGGTGGTGGAACAGCAGGCAACAACTACATTGGTCCACTCGGTGGAGGAACTGGCAATACTTCAACATTTGGTGTGAGCGTTACTGGCGCTTCAGGTGGCACACAAACTTCTGGAGTTTCTGGTGGAACTGGCGCAACTTATACAGGTGGTGCTGGTGGTGGTCAGAACGCTGGTGGTGGTGCAGGTTTCTTTGACAGCATTACAGGTTCATCTGTTCAGCGTGGTGGTGGCGGTGGCGGTGGTGGTGCAGTTCCAGGCGCTGGAGGCGCAGGTGGTGGCGGTGCTGGTACAGCAGGAACATTGGCAACATCAGGAACAGTGAATACGGGTGGCGGTGGTGGTGGAACACAGGCAGTATCAAACGCCACAGCAGGTGCAGGTGGTTCTGGTCTTGTCGTTGTTGCATATTCACAGAGTTACAAACAGGCAACAGCAACTACTGGTTCGCCAACTTACAGTGCGGTATCTCGTGCTGGTTATCATGTATATACATTTACAGGTTCAGGGAGCATTACTTTCTAATGGCACACTTTGCAGAAATATCAAACGGAATCGTTACACAAGTAATCGTGGTTAATAACGCAGATTGCGGTGGTGGTGAGTTCCCTGAATCAGAACCAATAGGTCAAGCGTTTATTGCTTCTATTGGTTTAGGCGGTGAATGGTTGCAGACTTCGTATCACTCAAACTTTCGTAAGACATATGCAGGAATTGGGTACGCATATGATGCTGAGGCAGATGTGTTTTTTTCTCCACAACCATTTCCTTCTTGGACTTTAGATAGCAACCATGACTGGCAGCCACCTACTCCTAAGCCTGAAGGCAACTGGATGTGGGATGAAAGCGAACTGTCATGGGTAGAAGTTCCCGTTGGCTGATCTTTCTCCCTGTAGCGCTGTTTGCTTTATTTGCACCACAGCCTGCACAGGCATCACAAACAGGGCTGCTAGTTCGTGGCTATTCAGTCACGGAAATACCACCAATTAAATCTGATATTGCTTACCCTTTGTGCGGTAGCAGTGTTGAACCGTTTATTAATGCCACATGGGATTATGAACAGAACTTGTTTGGTGATTGCGGTTGGGATTCCTTCATGCTTCACTACACGGGCTTCCTTCAAGTTCCGGTACATGACACGATCGAGTTTTGGATTGCGTCAGACGATGGCGGCACAATCAAGATTGGCACAGAGGAGTTCGGGGTCTGGCAGGATCAGGGATGTTCGGCTACCGAAACAGGGCTGATCGAAATGGCTGCGGGAACTCAGGCCGTTGATGCGTGGATGTATGAAAATAGTGGTGGTACCTGTTTTATGTTTGCGTGGAACATTGACGGGCGTGGTTGGGAAATAGTCCAGCCTGAGTTTTTTACAAATGAGCCTTTAACGCCTTCAACGACTTCCACGCTTGAAACGACAACCACAGAGCCAAGTACCACGATAACGGAGATGCCAGTAAGCACCACAGCAGCATCTATTTACCAGCCAAGTACAACGGCAGAACCACAAATAACATCAACAGCCCCAGAAACAACCTCATCTGTTACTCCCCTACCGATTCCTCAACCCATTCCAGAAGTCGTGGTAGCCACAACAGAACAGTCCACAACAACCCTGCCAGAACCCCTACCAGAAACAATGCTGACCACATCCCCTCAGACTAGCGAGCCTCTGTCGCCTGCAACTACTGCACTTATAATCCCGTTAGACACCTCTACGAGCCTCCCTAAGCCTTCGGAAACTTCTACGAGTGTGGAAGTAACCCCACCAACTTTCTTTTCGCCTGATGAGCCTCTGACCACAGAACAGTTCGTTAGCGTTCTGGCTGTTCTCTCTGAATCAACCGCAGATGAGGTCGCTGAAATTGTGACCACAATTCTCGCTAGCGATTTGAGTAGTGATCAGGCTGAACAACTGGTCGCCTCAGCAGAAATCCTTACAGCGATAACAGGTGAACAGGCTCAACAGTTGTTTGATGAGATTGAACCAACCCAACTATCAGAGTCAATGGCAGCCGTTATTGCTGATGCACTGAACGATCCTGAAGTTCCTGATGAGGTTCGTGAAGCGTTTGAGGAATCAATCAACATTTTTAACAACGATGGTTTCTCTACATATGTGCCTACTGGATCTGCAGTGAATGTTGCTGTTCGGCGCACGATTATTGCAGGCACTACAATTCTTATGGCTTTACCTTCCCCAGTTTCCACGAGGCGACCATGAAAAAGATCCACGAGTACCTAATAGAGAACGCATGGGTGTGGGCTGGCACAGGTTTAGTGTTGCTCACTTTGTCTGGAACTACTTTGCGACAGGCTCTCTGGATTACTTGTCTAACGGTGCTAGTACACTTCGTGGCAACAATGTTAAGGAAAGGCGACCCAGAATGAAAAAGGCTCAAGATGTTGCAGGCAGAATTGTTGCGTTGTTTCTCACTAATGCGTTAGGTGTGATTACAGGTGCGAGTGTTATTGCACCTGAGTTGGAACTCTGGAAGGCTGCAGCACTTGCTGGAGCAGTGTCCGTGTTCAAGGTAGTTGAGTCTCTCGCTCGTGCAAGTGTAGATGGGAAACTAACCGCCGATGAAATTGATGCAGCGTTCGGTGCTACTCCGAAAAAGATTGCAGCCAAGAAGGCAGCGAAGTGAAACGCTCATACACTGGCAATAAGGATGGGGCTGCAGCAGGAGAGCATCCTCAACTGACTGCATTGATGCGTGAACTATTTAGGGCGTATTCACCTGCGTTGTGGAACAATGGTTCGTGGGGTGTTCGCAATATGCGTGGCAAAGAATCTCTGAGTGTTCATGCAACTGGCAGAGCCTGCGATATCTCGTTTCGCAACATGGGTGATGGTAAGCGTGGTGTCGCTAAGGGTGGTCGCAAGTATGCGATGGAGGCAATGGATTATCTGGTCAAACACGCTGACGCTTTAGGCATTGAGATGATCATTGATTATTTCCCTGCGCCACACGGTCGTGCATCTAAGTGCGATAGAGATATGGCGTGGCAAAAATATACGAAAGAGACGGTACATGGTGCACCTAACGGCGATTGGTTTCATGTTGAAGTGGATGGCAAGAAATCATCTGAGCAGATTAAGGCTGTATTCGCACAGAATCCGCCAGAGCAAGTAGTCGTTGGTGCATAAATGGATATGGGGATCGCTGCAGTAGTTGTCGCTTGTATCACAACAGTCGGTGGCATTGTGGCTGGATTCATGCAATCATTTAAGAGGGAGACGAAAGAGGCACGGAGGGAGAACCGTGAGGATCATGCCGTAGTGCAGATGCAACTCAAGATGATCTACAAGGGCTTGAACAAAGTGGACGACAAGTTAGATAAACATATTCAGGATCACAGAGAAGGTGAGCATGGGAAAGTTACTAAAGCAGATAGAGGAAACGCCAGTTAATTCTGGGGGAAAGCAATCATCAGTTGATCTGGCGATACAGTCAATGCAAGGGGAGGACAGAGATGACCTTTTGTGCGCTTTGCAAAACCCAACGATTTCGGCTTCGGTGTTGGCTCAGGTGTTGAACGATAACGGGATTAACATAAGTAGAACCGCCGTCATCCGTTGGCGCAATAGGGAAGGTATCTGATGGGATTAGGCGATCAAATCAATGAGGCTCTAGAGGCTGAAAGTAGCGGAGAGTTATTGCGCTTGCGTAAGCAGCGTGACAGTTTTGCGAATCAGAATGTTCGCCTGCAAACAAAACTTGAGGAACTAGAAAAGGCACTCTCGTTTGTGGATCAGGTGGATGGTTTAACAGTGCAGCCTCCTATCTGGCTAGCACCAACGAAACCGAAGGCTCATGCTGCAACACTCGTTGTGATGTTGTCGGACACACACTTTGACGAAGTGGTGAACCCAGAGGAGATGGAAGGGCTTAACGCCTACAACCGTGATATTGCTGTGATGCGATTAGAGAAGTGGACACAGAATGTCATCAAACTTTCTCGCCACTATCTATCAGGTGTGAACTATGACGGAGTGGTGATCATTTTGGGTGGCGACATTTTCTCTGGAGATATCCACGAGGAACTAGCACTAACCAATGAGGACACCATGATCGGCTCGTTGCTGTTCTGGGCTGAACAGTTATCAGGTGCGATTGAATTGCTGACCACAGAGTTCAAGAAGTGCCATGTCGTTTCGGTGGTGGGTAATCATGGTCGGACTACACGCAAACCGAGAATGAAGCAGAGAGTCAAAACCAACTTTGACTGGCTACTCGCCAAGATGGTTGAAAGAACATTTGCCAAAGACAAGAGAGTGTCGTTCACTATTCCTGAGTCGGCTGATGCTCTGATCAAGATTTACGATCACGGGCATCTCATAACGCATGGTGATCAGGTATCAGGTGGTGGTGGTATCGGTGGGATCTATCCCCCGATCATGAGGATGCGAGCACGGAAACACCAGCGATACATGGTGACTGGTAAATCGTTCCAGACTTTGTGGCTAGGACACTGGCATCAATATATTTCCACCCCGTCAATGATCGTGAATGGAAGCATGAAAGGTTACGACGAATATGCGATGCTGATGGGCTTCGGATTTGAGCAACCGCAACAAGCGTTAGCGATTGTGACCCCAGAGAAAAACATTACGATTCAAGCACCAGTGTTTTGTTTAGATCGCAAGCGTGAAGGTTGGTGAGTGGTGGCTACTTTTGCAGAGATCATTTGGCATGATGCGCACGCCGATACAACAACATGGATTGAAAAGGATGAGATCAGTGAGCAGCCGTGTGTAGTTGTTTCGTGTGGCATTTTGTTGCCTGATGCAAAGCCTGATCATGTTGTACTTGTGCAGTCGTTGAATAGTTACGATCAAGTTGATTGCGTTCTATCTATTCCAGTTGCAATGGTTCAGTCAATGCGAGTTCTGGGCAGTGGACTGGATGCGTCAGAACATCTAGGGTGATTCTGTTACGCAATGTTCTCCTTCTCCGTTGCGTAGCAAATTGGTTGAGTAACCTCGCCTCCTAGTACGAGGTGGGGTTACTCCCAAAAACTACGGAAAAAAGTTTTGAGATTTTTTTTGACCGAGTAACCGTAAGGTCAATTTTTCTGTTTTGTGTACTTTTTGATTTTGCATGATTTGCAATCTGCTAAAATGTATCTATCAGGTACAAAACTGATTGATTCAAGAGGAGGATCAAAATGGTTAAGCAGGTGAGATGGAAGTGCGGAATCTGTGATCATGGATTACTTGCACCAACGAAACCACGAAAGAATGATGTGCGCAGATATTGTCTGCCATGTTCATCTAAGTCTGGGAAACTAGTTGA